GTCAACCTTCACACTGCGGTGCGCGATCAGAGAGGTCGGGGCGCCAGCCAGGTCGCGCACCTTGCGCACGCCGTAATGACGCAGAGCCTCGGTGCGGCTTGTCCACTGATAGCGGGGCGTGTCACGCAGCATTTGAATCACCAGACGCAGCCAGCTCTCGAGCGAGGCTGAGTCGTTGGAAAGGTGAATGGGCGTGCCCGAAGGCAGAGCCAGAGCCGCGCGAATGAAGGGCAAGCAGCCCGCCAATTCCACGATGGATGGGTTTGTCGACCACAGGGTTGGCACGCTGATGTCACCCGAGCCGACGGAGCCCACAGGGGTGATGTACGCGCGCACGCACTTGGTGATGTCGTCCATGACCACTGACAACTCAGGCACCTGCGCCAGGGCAAGGCCAACTGGACGGAGCAGTTCGGCGATGGTGTCACCAAAGACTTGCTTCGACTGACGGTTGTCACGACCGAGAGCCGCGATCTTCACGGAGTCGAGCGCCGAAAAAGCTTGCAACATGCCGATTTCCGCCGAGAGCGCGGCCACCTCGACACGCTCGAAGCCATACTTCGTCTGCGAGGCGTAGCGACCGTTTGGGGATACCATGCCGACGTTGATCAAAATCGGAAGCACGAGTTCCATCAGGACTTGGGCTGTTTCACGCGAAGGAGCGTGTTCAACGAGAGCGGCGTAAAGGCCGCTTTTCGTGAACAGCGTGTCCGAAGGCTTGAACAGAGGTACCTTGACCAGGTCTTCAATCACGCGAGCCATCGAACGGTTGATCAGGAAGGTGGCGACTTCCGGCATCACGGACTCGCGGCCTTCAGCCGACGTCAGCAGACGCGTCACGAATTCCTTGTTGGTCTTCTCACCCCAGATGAGAGTCGTGTCAGTCTGACCTTCGAACAAGTCGATGATGTTGGACGTCACAGAAATAGCCACGCGGCGTTCGATGTTCGGGGCGCTCACGCTCTCACGCATGCGATCCACGAGGCGCACGCCGTTGCCCTGACCGGACGCGATCATCTCGCGTTCACGGAACTGAACGGAGCTAAGCGAAGCGGCACGAGGCTTCGTGCGTGCGTTCTTGGCGATAGCGGAGGTCTTGGTTTCGTTGTTTTGGGACATGTTGTTTCCTGAGAAATGGACTTAATTGTTTCCGTGCGCGAACGAGCGGGCACGGGCGGTGATGCCTGCCAGAACGGCGGCTGGATCGACGGAGGCGGTTTTCACCACCGTGCGGTTGAGATTGCTCTCCACCGTCTCGACAGAGGCGGCATCGAACTTGAAGTCGCCCTTTGTGCGAGGCAGTCCCTCGCCGGTGCGAGCTTGGAACGTCCAGTTTTCACCGGAGGCATGCGAGAAAGTCATGCTCGTGTTCGACTGCGCGATCGAGGCCATCAGCTTCATAGACTCTTCGTCCGAGGAGGAAGGGTTGAGGGGCACGTAGAACGTGACGCCAATGGTCGCGCCGAGAATCGCCCAGGCGGACAGATCTACCAGGGCGCTACGCGAGACACCACCTTTCATGGCGTTGCCGCTCATAGCAAGCAAGTCCTTGATCGAGTCCACCACCACGTCCGGAGCTGCAAAAGCAGCGAGGCCGATGGATTCTGCGATGGAACCCTGCGCAGTATCGTAGCCTGTGAAGGGCTCGCCGGCGCGCACCACAGCGTAGGTTTCGACCCCGTGCTGTGCGAGCAGGTGAGCGAGAGGCGTCTTGCCCGTTCCCGTTGCGCCCACGAGGACGCAGACACCGTACGGAATGTCGACGCGTCGTCCGCCATGGCTGATGGACTTATTCAGCGGAGAGGCGCCGTGCACCATTTGTTGCAACTTGGGATGCACGTTGAAGCGCAGAGTAGCGGCTTCTGCATCGCCTTCCTCGATTACCTCGTGCCCGCCGCCCTTCACAGCGGTCTTCTTCTTAACGGCATCCATCACCTTTCCGTTGCCGGACATCGTGATGGAAGCGCGTCCATAGGAGACGACGAAAGCGGGTTCATCGCCGATCTCCTTCAAGATCGCGAGAGCCTCGTTGCGGCGCAGACCGGCTGTCGAGGCGTAGTGGCGACGCGCGGCCGTATCGGCCGTCGCGCCCGCCTTGGTGAGAAGAGTCATGCTCATATGAATGTGCCCTTGTAGTAGCGTCGCAGCCAGCCTTCAACGTATGTAGCTGGAATGTTTGACGTGATGAGATTGAGAACCTTGTCCGACACGTCGGACGAGGGGTACTTGTAGTGCAGCTTCGAGGGATCGGCTAGAACCTCTCGGTCGATGGCGGTCAGTCCGGTCGTAGAGATCGGTAATGTCTTGATCCCCTCATCCAGCAACGACATGAGTTTGCCGTATTTGGGTTCGAGGTGCTTACGATACGCGAAGTTGTGTAAATCCCACATCGCACGGCCCGCATCGGACGTGTGCAGTGAGTCGATGCGATCGAACCAGCCGACGGGCCAGAAACGACGCATCATCGTCCCGATGCTGCGCTCCGGGACGTAGCACTTTTCGATCGGAGTCTGCAGCTTGGCTGTCGGAACGTAACGCAACTGGCCTGGATCCGGACGAACCAGCAGCAGCCCCGAGAAACCCTGCCCGTCCTCAGGACTGACGGCGTAGTGACCCAACGCACGGTCGGATCTGAGCAGTTTGAATTTGTTCATGTCGCCCTGGGTTACGGTCCAGACGATTTCGTCGTCACCATTGTTAACCAGACCGATTGGCATATCTCCTTTCAGGTATTGCATGATACTCCGCTCCGTAACGGGGTACAAGAAGTCGAACAAGAACAAAGTTTCGATAACCTTGTTCACCTTTGCGACTAAGGACGTGAACGCGTGACCCGAGCGGTTGCCCGAGTTCATGTTGAAGTTCCAGTCCAGCGGATTGGCGACCCAGTTTCCCCGCGTGCCGTCGAGTGACAGCGGCTTAGCGTAGTAAGGCGCCTGGTACAGCCTCTCGGCCGACCGACACACGCCTTCTGGGTACTGTTCGCGCATGGTCTCGAACACGACGGCGATCGCGTCCTTGCTCATGGACTGATCGTATTCACTGACGTCGGAACAGTAAACATGCTTGCCGTCCACTACTTGCACGATCTGCTCGGCGGTGTTGACGTGGAACGTCTTTGGCCAGCGGA